TCACATCTTCTCCTTTTCCGCCAGGATTTCTTTGACATGGTTCATCATGTATTCATTCGTTTCCTCTTTGACCAGTTTTTGGAACGTCATCATGGCTTTCAGGGTGGCATCTGCATTACCCTCGCAGTATTCCTCCAACATTGACATGATTGATTCCCCAAGGCATTCAATTACATGGGGAGGATTCAGTCCCCCACCCACAAGCATGCACTGGGACTGGTATTTAACATGGCTGACGCTGTTTTCTGTTTCCTGGATTCCTATTGCAAAAAGCAGTTCACATGGGGATAACTCAGCATTAGTCTTAACTTCTCCGAAACTGCACTCAATTGTTCCTTTAATCATTGTTTTTTCCTCCTGAATCCCTTATACTAAGGGTGATAAGTTATTGTCTTGGACTCTTGACGGCTCCACCCGTCTGGGGTCCGTTTTTTTTGTGGGCCAAAATACCCTCCGACTTCGTAGGTTGACTTATTGTTGTCCCAGTTATATGCCCTGCCATGCCCATCTGCCAGAATGTATATACTCACATCTCCAGTTCCGGTCTTACTGCGCCATTCTGCCAGCAGGTCCATTATGGCCCGCAGTTCCTCCTCAGGCCTGTACATCTTCCTCACCTCCTTTCACAGCTCCACACCCATTGCCAGCGCCATGACCACCATAGCTGCCATCCACATCCCCAGCAGCCATATGACCGCCGGCACAATCCATTCCGTGGCATCCACAATCTGCCTGGCACAGCGCCGCAGGAAGTTGGCTATCCACCTGGCCAGCCGCATCCATGGACCGTCCCGCCGGTTCCGGCGCCGCCTGACTATAAGAATCCGCCGTCTGCCCATCATGTTGGTAAGCACCGCGGTGGTGGGGCCTACGATGTCCAGACGCCAGCCAGGGTATCGGATGGCCGCCTTGGCGCGGATGGCTAACTCGGTTGTTTTTGTCATTGTTCCTGCCCTCCCCTCAATGGCCTTCCCGCCAGCTGCTCTATCAACCAGATATGATGCATCCTAAAGTCCCCTGGGTGGCATTTCCGTTTGCCCAAGGTATTAAACGGCATCCCGATTTTTCTTGCCAGCCCCTTATCGGTCAGGTTATTCCTTATCTTGGCCTCGCTGATGAGGAGTTTCACTTCATCCTCTTGTCGTTGGTAATCGCTCTTTTTCATGCTGGGTATCCTCCTTTCTTGTGTTTTCTCCCCCTCCTTGGTATACTGTACTTACAGGCGTTGCAGCGCCAAGTACAAAAGGAAGGATTATATATATGAACAATAATAACCAATCACTCATAGCCGCAGTGTCTGCATTTCAAAGTTCTTTAGAAAAGATGAATACAGATTTAACCGCCGCTTACTCTCCCATTATTCAATCTGTTTCGCAAATGCAAAGTGCACTTGCTTCCACCATGTATCCGCAGATAAGCTTAGCTAGTCAAATACAAGCTATGTATGAAGCTCTATTGGCACCCATTCAGGAAATGCAGCTTTCTATGAATAGAGTAATTTCAAATGATATTGCAAATGCTCTAGCACTTAACAACTCTGCTATCCAAGATTTGACAAAAAATATTCAGAACAGCCTTGTTGATTTTAGTTCCCATATCTCAACTGACTTTTCATCAATATTGAAAAACATTTCCTTTCATCAAGAATATGTGGAAGTGCCCGAATACCTATACTCTTTTACTATTCATGGGAATGAATACCCACAAGAAGTCCCGCTTACCGCTGAAGCCCCAATTCCAAAGCGACGCATGACGCTGGAATTCTTTTTAAGCTGTGTATTGCCAAATATAATTGCTTTATTTAGCGTGTGGTTGACCATCTATTATCACAATGTAGACACATCTTCTCAAAGTACAACTGTGCAGGCTGAATTAACCATGTTTGAAAGCTATACCGAATCATTAAATCAACTTAATACCTCAGTGTCCACACTTAACGATTATTTAGTATCTCAGTCAAAATTGTATCCAGATTCGTGTTTAGCTGTTGCAACAGATTCAAATGCTGTTCGTGAAGTAAACGAATCTGATTCCGCAACTGCTGGTGAATCCGGAAATCTTGATATGCTCCAACAGCCTGATTAATTGATATAACCGCTATTACTATCCAGACCATAGTGATATGCGGTTTCTTCTTTTCTTCCATCCCCCTCACCTCCTTTTCCAGTTGACACACGCATGTGATAATGGTATAGTTATCCTTATCGAACGTATGTTTGTTTTGGTGTTATTTTTCTCTCGTGAATAGATAATCTAAATCGTACTTTGGAAACAGGACATTACGAATTGCTACTGCATCCTCGTGATAGAAACCTTTTTTGGTTTCACCATTTACCGTATCACTTACAGTTTGGTATCTACAACCAAGCAAGCTTCCTATCTGAGCAAATGTAACGCCTTCGTCCTTCATAGCCGTTAAGAAATTTCTGTACATTTTTTTTCACCTCCTATTAATTCCGAATTCCGAATTGGATAAACCGATTATATTCTTAATTCAGTATTTTGTCAATGCAAAATATTCCCTTTGGCGAATTTATTCGGTAAAGCGAATATTTTATGTTTACAAAATTCTATTTTGGATATATAATGGAATTACTTAGAAAAAGAGGTTGCGACTATGGAAAAAGCTAAAATTTTAGAACGCTTAATCAAAGAACAAGGCTATAGCCTTAAGTCATTTTCGGCAAAGTGTGATATCCCATATACCACGCTATATGGGATAATGAAAAATGGTGTCGGTAAAGCAACTGTTGATAATGTAATGGCTATATGTCATGGACTTGGCATCACCATGGATGATTTAGAAAAAATGGCAAACGACAAAAAAATCATAAAGCCAGAGCCTACTTATGCGGATGTGGAACGTCTTGTAGCACGCAATGGCAAGAATATGTCTGTTGAACAGAAGATGCGCCTAATCAAACTACTGTCCGAAATAAATAATGGGGACTGATTTGATTGAATCACGATTTTATACTTGGTAAGGTACTTGAAACATATACTTTTTGCGAATTTAAAAAATTTCCTTTTGATTGTTTTAAGGCAATTGAAAAATATGGCTATCATATTTATACGTATAGTAAACTAAAGGAAATAAACCTTGAAGCTTATGAATTATGTGTTTCTTGTTCTGACGAAGCATATACCGAGCCATTCAGTCGTACTGTTGCTTATAATGAAAATATGCCTCCTGACAGGATTATATTTTCTCTGGCCCATGAACTGGGGCATATCGTGATGGAGCATCCGTACAAAGCAGAGTATTATGAGTCAGAAGCAAACTGTTTCGCAAGCTACCTCCTGGCCCCCAGGATGGCAATCCATTACTGCCAGTGTAAAAACGCTTGGGATGTTGAGCATCACTTTGGAATATCTGGAGAAGCGGCTGATTGTGCATTTGATGACTACCGTAGGTGGCGCAGGCGCGCAATGCATAGGATGTATCCAATTGATTGGGCAGTATATCAATACTTTTATAACCCAGATTTTAAAAAATTTATCTGCGGTGAAAGTACATGTTTCTACTGTGGTCGGACTTTTTATAATAAACCCGGAGACTGTATTTGCCCAAATTGTGGCTGCCCTATTGAAGCAATCTGCAATAGCGCATCAAACGATACCGACATGCAAAACCTCTGTGCAGATGAAACAGACTCTGTAACCACAGCAAATAAAGTATGGGATTCTGTCCAAACTGGGATACAATCGGCCATTGAAAAGAATAGAAATGCCATAAAAGCCACAAAGCAAATAGGACCAGTCCAAATCGATGAAAACCATAATATGTTTAGAATTAATGGGGCTGTACCGATTAACGGAAAAACAGATGGTTTGGGGAAATCCATGTTTAAAGGCATGATGGCCATTGGTACCATGGGGATGTCAGTTGCTGCCGGAAAATTAATTGGCGGTGGAAAACAAAAAGTAGGAAATAAAGAGTGGCTTGACTTTTCCGATTTGTTGAATTATGAGTTACTAGAAGACGATAGTCTTGTCACTAGCGGCGGTGTAGGACAGGCTTTAATTGGAGGAGCAATATTCGGTGGTTTTGGAGCAGTAGCTGGAGGTATCACTGGTAAGAGGGTCCAGAAAAAGAAAATAGAATCTTTATACATAAAAGCAACTGTAAATAATTTTTCTTCTCCGTGTATAATGATTCCCTTAATCACTAAATCTACCAAAACAAATAGCAAAGAATACCAGACAGCCTTCAATTTGGCCCATCAAATCTTATCTGCTTTTGATGTTATAACACATAATAAATAGTAAGCAAAAAGCCCTAGGAGCAGCGAACTCCCAGAGCTTTTAACATAGATTTTCTCTTGCCGGACGAATCCAGGAAGATATAAATCAATCTAACACATCTGAATTATATCATTCCTGCAGCGTCCTGGCAAGAGGGCGTATTTTTTATACCCAAAAATTGTTGCGATATCGCAACGAAAGGAGTGATAGCATGGCAAAAAAAGGCAAGAACAAACTACCATCCGGCAACTCACGCATCCAGGTATATGATTATACCGATGTCGACGGAAAGAAACACTATAAATCCTTCACGGCCCCCACGAAGAAGGAGGCCAAGTTCCTGGCCGCCCAGTGGCTCGCAGGGAAGGCCGCTATGGCTGAGGAGGACATCACCCTGTACAAGGCCGTCACGCGTTATATCGACGCCAAGAGAGGAGTCCTATCTCCCAGTACGATACGTGGGTATGAGGCCGTACAACGCAATTATATCAAACCTTATGCGCTGGGGCGCACCAAGCTTCCGGACATGACCAATACCAAGCTGCAGGTATGGATAAGCGACATATCTGCCAAGGTGGGACCTAAGAGTGTCAGGAACGCCCACGGCCTTGTATCGGGCACATTGGAGATGTTTCATCCGGATTTCCATATCAAGACCACGCTTCCTGCCAAGGAACGCCCGGACCTTTACACGCCATCGGACCAGGATATAAAGATCCTGCTCCAGCATGTGGAGGGAAAGGAACTGGAGATAGCCATCTTCCTGGCCGCCTTTGGCCCATTACGCCGTGGGGAGATATGCGCATTGGACAGTGGCGACATACATGGGAACATGGTGGATGTAAATAAGAGTATGGTCATGGGACCTGACAAGATGTGGCATATCAAACCACCTAAGACCTTTGGCAGCTACCGCCAGGTTGAGTTTCCGGATTTTGTGATTGCGAGGATGAAGGGTATCGAAGGCCGCATCGTGAAGGCCACTCCAGACCAGATAACCCACCGGTTCGAACGGGCCGTCAAGTCAACAGGATTACCAAAATTCAGGTTCCATGACCTGCGCCATTATGCAGCCAGTATCATGCATGCCATCGGCGTCCCTGATCAGTACATCCTCCAGCGCGGCGGATGGGCAACGGATAATGTCATGAAGACGGTTTACAGGGATGTCATTGACCTGGAAGCGGTGCGCCAGACAAAGAAAATCAATAAGCACTTTACTAAGGTGTCCGGTCTCAGAAAGTAG